GTACAGCAATGAGCAATATGGCTACATTACGCCGGGCCAATGGTATTCCAACGCCGCGGTTTGGGCGACCCAGACGGGATTGCTGCCGGATTATACCGTGTTTTTAGAAACAGGCGCCATCTCTCGTGGAAATATGGCTATCATGCTCGTAAAGTATCTGCGAAGCAGAGGCTTTGACACCAGTGTTCCCACTCCTCCAGCGGTGTTTTCAGATGCCGATTTGATGAGCCAGGACGAGTATAATTCATTCCAGGTCCTGTACCATTATGGTATCTTCCTGGGCGTTGGCGATATGTATATGGATCCACTGGGTATCACAAGCCGCTGCGAGTTTTCCGCTCTGATACACAGACTGCACACAGTGCTAAATCAAAAATAGCTTGAGACTAACGTAACAGCAGCGTCTCAATGCACGAAGAGGGGGCGGCCTATGGGCCGCCCCCTCTTCAACGCAATTTTAGAACATTACAACAGCCATATTCCGGCACACATGAGTATATACCGCAAGAACAAGCGGGCCTTGACCGAAAAGTACGTAAGCGCGGAAACTGCCCTGTGGAAATTTCGATCTCCACAAGACTCTGAATCTACAATACCAAGCGATAAAAGCCCTGGAATCCCGTGATTCCAGGGCTTTTTCTATTCATTCGCCGCTGAAGGGGCCTGACCGCACACGGCCCAACTGGAAAGGCCCCTCACTCGATGTCGTCCAGCTGCCCGTCGTTTTCGACGGCCAATCCGTACCAGCTCATTCCGGTGTCCGCCGCGTCGCCAAAGGCGGGGTGGCGGCGGGCCACCATGGCCCAGGTGTTGTACCAGAACACATAAGTGATATCCAGATGGCTGGGGAGAATCTCCTCGATGATGACCCGAAGCTGGCCGAAGCCCTCGGGAATACCGGCCACGTTGGGAAAATAGACCTTCACGTATCCCGGCCGGCCGGTCTCCTCCGCCTGGGCGTTGAGCCCGCACCCCCGCAGGGTGTCGTTGATGGCCTCGGGGGTAAAGCTGTCGCCGCTGATGCGCAGCAAGGCGGCCAGGGCCTCTCTGCGCTGCCTTGTGGTGGTGCACACCGGCCGGTAGGGCAGCAGGGCCTCCACCCGCTCCAGGCCGAAATCGCAGGCGGTGGTCAGATTCATCTCCCGGGCGGTGTGGTCCAGCTCCTCCATAGCCCCGTCCAGCTGGCCGCCATAGGCGGCCAGCTCGCCTCTGTTGATGGCGCCTGGGCGCAGATCGTACACCCCCAGAGGACGCAGGAGGGAGACCAGATGGTCCTCAAAATTCAGTGTCATCCGTCGCCACCGCCGCTCTGAGTATTCTCACCGGCGCCGTTTTGAATGGTCAGCGTTCCCAGCAGCGGCAGGGTGACGCTGCTGAGGGGCAGGTCGGCCTCGGGGGTGGCCAGCTGGCAGTTGGCCACCCCGTCCACGGCGTAAATCAGCGAAATGAGCTGAGCCCGGGGCAGGGGCTGTCCCAGCCGCTCCCCGTTGAACCAGCCCTCCAGCCTGTCCCGCACCGCCTCCGCCACCGTCTCAAAGCTCCTGTCCTCCCGGGCCCACAGTTTGACGGACACATTGACCACCGATGTGGCGGGGGCCAGCACCTTCACGTCGCAGGCGATTTCCCGCACCCGGTCGAAATGGTCCTGGAGGGCGTTCAGCAGCGCCTGGCTGGGCACGCCTCCCTGGGCGGCGGGAACCACATCCACCGTGCCCACCCCCCGGTTCCGGGGGAGCACCGTCACCGCCGCCACCCCGTCGAAGGACATGGCGGACTGACGATAGAAGGCGTTGTTGGCCCCGTTGGCCAGCCGCTGGAAGGTGGCCAGCACCCGCTGGCGCAGCGCCTCGTCCCCCTCCTGGTCCTGGCCGTTGGAAATGGCCTCCGGATTGGCGCAGGCCGCCACCCCCAGCGGAGGGAGAGCCATGTATACGATAGCGCCCTGGCCCACATTGCCCGCCGCCCCGGCCTCCGCCGCGATGACGGGCGCCTCGCAGTACGCCTGTCCCGCCGGGATAACCCCGGCGGCGGTGGTGAGGAAGCGCACCCCGGCGGCGGTCATGCACACGGTGTCCTTGGGGACCTCCGTGTCTGTCTCCCTGGCCGCGTCCACATAGAACCGCACCGTGCCCTGGGCCTGCACCGCTTTTCTCCGGGTCAGCCCCCGCAGCTTGGCGTGCTTGTCCAGGTCCTCCCCCTGGGCGGTCTGGGGGAAGCACTGACGCCGGGTCCACTCGGCCTGGACATACAGGCTGAAGATCTGGGCGGCCACGGCGTAAAACCGCACGGCCAGTTCGCTGCTTCCCCCGGCGGACTGGCCGGTCTGGGCCTGGAATTCCAAAGCCAGCCCCTGGTAGATTTCCTCTAAAGTAATCAAACGCTCACTCCTCCCATTGGACCGTCAGCGCCTCGCCCTGCCACAGCAGGTCCGTCATGACCAGCAGGGCGTCCTGGTCCCGGCGGACGCGGACTCCGATGACGGTCACCTCCTCCAGGCCATCCAGCGCCTCCACGGCGAATTGACGGGCCAGGGCGTCCCAGTCGGAGGGCTTTTCCCGCCGCAGCTCCCCCATCCGGCTGCCCAGCCGGGGCAGAAAGGGAAAGCTGCCCCGCCGGGCGGTGAGGCGGAACAGCGCCTCGTTCAGCAGGGCTTCGCCCCCTGATACCACCGTCACGCCGCCGTTCCCATCCCGCGCGTAATCTCTGTTTCTCAACAGCAGGCTCATCCCATCCTCCTCTACCCCAAACCGCCCAAAATCATCATGACGATCCTGGCGATCAGCTCTTCCAATTTCTCCTCTTTCACATACACCTGTCCCATCAGGCGGATATTTTCCCCCTCGGCGGTCACATCTCCCGGGGATTTGACCGTCACAGCCTCCCCCTCCAGGCTCAGCTCTTTGGCTTTGACGCCCACCTGGTCGGGGACCTGGCTTCCCTGGAGCGCCCCCGCCACGCAGGGAATCTCTCCCCGGCCCTGGATGACCAGCACCCTGCTGTCCACCTTGGGGGTCCAGGTGTAGCCTCCGGGGCTGTAGATTTGTAGTCCCCGCCGCTCGCAGTCCAGCAGGGCGGCGGTCTCTTTGCCGCTCATGGTGATGACGCCCACCTGGCCCTCGCCCTGGTCGGCGGGCCGTTTGTGCTGTCCGCTCAGCCACATAATCAAAACCTCCCCTAAATCATCGCGTCCACTTCGCCCAGCACCAGGGTGGTGGTCAGCCCCCCGGTCCCGCAGGCCACCTCGGTCTGGGCGGCCCGGTAGCGCCCGTTGGCTCCGCAGCCCTTCAGCCCCACCGACACCAGGTCCCCCGGCCAGGCCAGAAAGCCCCCGGCCACGGTGAGGCGCATCCGCACCCGCTCCCGGCGGGCGGCCCGGAGCTGGTAATCCGCGGTGTAGCGCATAGCGGCGGAGCCGGTGGTGTTGGGGACGGTGACGATCCGCCGGGCACAGCCCCCCTGGGCCAAAAACCCGGTGTTGGACGCCCACTGGGTCCCCCGTGCGGTCCTCCGCCGCACCGCCACCTGGCTCAGCACCCCGTGGCGCTCCTCCCGGTACTCCCAGCCGGTCACCGGGTCCGCGTCCCCCACCAGCACCTCCCGGCCGTCTCTGGGCGGGTCCAGCACCAGCCGGCCCATCCGGTCGAACCGGGGCACCACCCCGCCGTAGTAGCAGGCGAACCGACGCACCACGCTCCACTCGCTTTCCCCGCTGGCCACGGAGAACCCAGCCACAGCGGGCAGCCCCTCGCCGCCCACCGCCTCCACGCCGTAGGGAGACACATGGCGTGCCACGATGTCCGCCCGGGTGGCCCGCTGGTACTCGGCGGGCAGAACCTCGTTATCCAGCAGCAGGGCGGCCATTCCCCGGCCGGACAGCTCCAAATAGAGCCCGTCCTTTCCGCACAGGACGGCGTACTCGTCCACCACCCCGGTGAACACCCGCTCTCCCTCCCATTCCGCGAAGAACCGGCAGGCGGCGGACAGGGCTTTTTCCTGCCCCCGCTCCCACAGGCACCGCAGGAAGAAGCTGTCGCAGGGGGTATCGGTGCCGTAACAGAATTTCCAGCTGACTGCGGTGGGCAGCTCCAGCTCGCCGCCGCCCCCCAGCCTGACCCAGCACCGCATCATTTAAGCCTCACCTTCTGGCCCGGATAGATCAGGTTGGGGTTGCGGATAGAGGGATTGAGCTCCACGATTTGGTTCAACGCCACCCCATACTGCCTTGCCAGCTCCCACAGGGTGTCCCCCCGGATCACAGTGTGGTACAGGGCCTGTTCCTCCTTCACCTGGGGCGTTTCGCCGCCCGCGCCGGGCTGCTCCAGGGGCCGGGTGGACAGGGCAGGCTGGCCCGCGCCCCATTCCACCTCCCAAAACTCAAAGGAGTAGGCCACATAGTCCCGCCGGGGGGCCTGACGCAGCTCCAGGGCGGCGAACCAGGCGGTGGTGGTCATCCAGACTGGGTGGACCAGCATCCCCGGCGTCTCCTCATAGAACACGTTGGCCAGCTGCTTAAAGGTGTTGTAGGCCTGGGGGCCCACGAACTCCCCCTCTCCCCGGAGCACCCGCCGGGTCTGCCCCAGGCTCTGCAAGTAGTGCAGGCCGAAGGGGATTTTGTGCACCGCCAGCTTCCGCTGGAAGGAGATGGTATACACCCTGGGGTTGTGGGGCCACACGAAGCCCTTGAACCGCATGGGCGAAAGGATAGACATATCGTTCCCCTCCTCAAAAAATCTCCAGCCCGCCGTCATATCTCCGGCTGTCCCGGCGGACGGCCCGGTCCAGCTCGTCCACAGTGAGCTGCCGGGGCGCCTCCGGCTCCTCCGGCCGGACAGTCTGATCCCGCTGGGGGACGGCAAGGGCCTGTGCTGCGGGCCGCGCGGCCTGAACGGCCTGACGGTACAGCCCTTCCAGCCCCCCTTGGGACGCTGGCGGACTTTGCGTTTTACCGCCTTCCTCCGTGCCGTCCTGGGCTTTTGGGGCCTTAAGAGTCGTCAGCTCCATGTCTCCGGCCCCCGGCCTTCTCAGCAGCGGGGCCCCGTGGGGCCCCGTCACGATTTTTCCCAGCCCATCCCCCAAAAATCTGGCCGGGACAGGTTCCGCCGGGACCGTCTCAGACATGGAGCCGACGGCCCGACGGCCCCCAGAGGAGATTTCCGCCGGGTCCTCCGGCAGGGCGGCGGATCTCGCCGCCTCCTCCGCCGTTTTCAGCGCTGGCGGCAGGTCTCCCGCCTGTTCCGGGGCCTGTTCCCCCGCCCTCTCCTCCCCCTGCTGTCCGGCCTGCGTCTCCATCTCCGGCGGAGGCGGGGAAGGGACGGGAGCCGCCGTCCTCAGCTCCAGCGCGTCCCTGAGCTCTTCTCCATCCCCATCGTCCTCAGTCAGCTCCAGCAAATTCTCCAAATAGTCAACCAGCGTCCCCGCCTCCCTTCAGCGCCCGGTATCTGGCCCAGTCAAATCCGCTGTTGACGGCCCAGCTCTCCCTGGGCGCGCCGCAGGCGGGGCAGGGCTCCTCCAGCGCCCGCTGGCGACACTCGGGGCACAGCCGTTCCAGCTCCTCCTCCTGGTCCAGGGCCAGGTTCAGGGCGCACCAGAGGTAATCCCGGTCGGTCATGCTTTTCGCCCGCTCCTCGGTGGGCAGAGCGCCGAACAGGCGGAGCACGCGCCATTGAAGGCGCTCATAAGGCGCGTGCTCCAGGCTTTTTTTCGCCGGGAGATCTCCTCTTCCCCCTCCAGGGCGGAGGGGTTCTGCTCCCGGTTGAAGGCGGCCCAGGCGGCGGCCAGCCGGGCCACGTCCTCCACCCGCAGGGCGTTCAAAACGGCCTGTCCATCCTCAAAGACGGGCCTGCCCTTCCGCTCCAGGGCCCGGGCCAGGAGGCAGGCGTTGCGGCATAGGGCCCGCTCCCGGCCATCCTGGGCCAGGGCGTCCCCCTCCCGCCGGGCCTCCAGCGCCTCCCAGGCGGACAGCAGCCGCAGCTCCCCTTCTTTTATCCTCACCCGGTCCGGGCCGGTCCAAAATCCCCGCTCCATTCAGGCCGTCATCTCCATCCGGCGTCCGGCCACCAGGGTGAGCTTTTCCACCACCATTTTGCCCAGCTGGGCGTCCTCCTGGATGTCGCTCCACTGGCAGCTGGAGTAGATGACCTTGCGGTCGGGCTTGCAGATGACCAGGGAGAAATCCCGCATTTTGTAAAAGTCCAGCCCGTCGGCGATGGCCTGGTCGGTGGCGTACAGCCTGGTGAGCTGGATGACGTAGCTCTGGGGTCCCTGGACGGTAGCCACGGGCTCCTCCTCGCCGAAGGCCTCCACGGAGTAAGAGCTGCGGGTGGCCTTACAGTTGTAGCTCTGCACCACGGCCACCTTCTGCCCGTCCAGTTCCAGCCAGATATCGGAGCTGGTGGGGAATCCCGCCGCCCGCAGCCCCGCGTTGATGGTTGTATTCAAAAAATCCCTCCTAAGCTCTTTTCATTTCCATCCGCATCCTGTTGCCGGGCAGGAATTGTGGTTATCCTCCCGGTAGGTCAGCGGTCCAAAAGTTCTTTTTGGTTCTTTTTCTTACAAGAAAAAGAACTTATACCGTAATATGCGCGGACAGCCACACCTGGTTGAGCCCGTGGGCCACGGTAAAGGCGAACTCCACCAAACACACGGTGGGATCGCTGTCCAGGGCGGACACGGTCACGTCCTCGTAGCCGTCGATGATCTCCCGGCTGACCCGTTTTTCCAGCTCCATCACCACCAGGGACCGAATAGCGCCCCGGTTCTGAACGGTGTTTTTGGAGCGGTTGAACTTGGCCCGCAGGGCGTTTCGGATGCCGGGAATCACCTCGTCCACCACCAGGATGGTGGTGAGCTCCCGCCAGGTGGGGTCCACCGCGCCGCCGGTCTTGGTGCGGGTGGTGACGCCCCGCACCACGTAGCAGGCCCCGGCCAGGGTCTCCAGGGGGGTGACGCCGCCCTGGACCAGCAGGTCGATGTCGCCGTCGTCGTAATTGGCCTCCAGCCCCTCCAGCCCGTAGAGCTGTGCGCCGCCCAGGGGCAGGGCAGGGTCGGAACTTCCGGCGATGGCCCCGGCCACGGCTGCGGCGCACAGGGCCCCGCCGGAACCGTCTCCCGCGCCGGGAGCCGCAAGCACCATCCGTTCGCTGCTGAGCCCCGCCGCCCGCTGGATGAGCTGGGCCACACTTTCCCCGGCCGCGCCGCCCACCACGGCGATGCGCTCCCGCCGGGCGGCGGCGCACTCGTGCACCGCTGTTTTCAGCGCCTGCTGGACGGACAGGGCGGTGCTGTCGCACACCGCCACGTTCACGTCCTCCAGCGACGCCATCACGGCGAAGGCCTCGTCATAGTCCTCCCCGGCGGGGATGCCGTACACCACCCCCGCGCCGTTGCGGATGGCCGCTTGGGCCATCCTGCTGAGGAGACAGTCGCCCACGTCGGCCGCCGCCCTGCTGAAGCTGGTCCACTGGTAGTATTGTTCCAGCCCGGTTTTCTCCACCCTGGCCACCACCGCCACATTGCCGCCTCCGGCCGTGGCGGCGGTGAGGCTGGACGCGTCGTAAGAGGAATAGACCCCCGGTCTCTCATGCTTGGTCACCGCGCTCATGTCACTCTCCCTTTCACTTCAAACTCTGTAAAGAACCCGGTCTCGCCGTCCACCTGAGCGGTGAGCCAGGCCCCGCACCTGCAAAGGAGCTCCTGGCGGTACAGCCCGTCTTTCTCCAGAAATTGGACCCTGTCCGCCCGGACCTCCAGGGCGGTCAGCCCCGCCGCGCCCTGGCAGACCAGCACCTCCAAAACGGCGTCGGCGGCCTGCTGGCAGGCGTCGCCGCCCCCGTCCCTGGGGGCGAAGATGTCCAGGGCCAGGGTGAGCTCCACTTCCTGGCCATAGACCTCCTGCTCCACTCCGTCCGGCCCCTTCCGCAGGCCCAGATAGTTCTGGAACCCGCCGGGGGCGCACACCGCCTTGCTGAGGCTCACGGCGGCCACGGCCTCCCGCCACCTGGGAGCCCGGGCGCAGTCCATGGCGGTGACGGCGTTGAGGCCGTTTTTCCGCAGCTGGTCCGCCACCCCGTCCCGCCACGCGCGCAGGGCCCCGGTCATGGTGTGTTCTCCCCGCAGGGCCGCAGGGCCATCCACAGGTGGGTGACCTGACCGCCCACCCAGATGGGCCGCAGGGTCATCACCTCGTACCTCTGCCCTGCCCACTCCAGCCAGCCCCCCGGCCCGATTTTGTCCAGGGGCAGCGCCGGGTCGGCCAGCCCCAGAAAACGGTCCTGGGAATAGCTGCCCAGGGCTCCGGCGGCGTACTGCCAGTCCGCCTTGGTCATGGGCTGGACGATGGCCATGCCCCGGCCCGCCTCCTGGCCGTCCTCTTTCCGGCACACCATCTCCTGCCCGCAGGTCCGAATAACCCACTCAAACGCCTGAATCAACCTTCCACCCCCCGAAACGCAAATCCCTGATTCTTACAAAAGGGGCTCATGAGCTCCATAGCCTTCCGCGCCAGCTTGGAGCCGTCTCCGCCTCCGGCCTCCCGGCGCACCGAGATATCCCCCGCCGACAGGGCGGTAATGCCCTCCATCCCCTGGCTGTCCCGCAGCCAGTCCATCACCAGCCAGGCGGCGGCCAGGGGATAGGCCCCCCGGCAGTCCTCCGGCGTCAGCCCGTCCCTGAGCCGCCGGTCCAGGGTCTGACAGGCGGCGGCGCACAGGGTGTTCAGCAATTCTTCATCCTGTCCCGCGCCTCCCAGGGCCTGTACCAGCTCCATCACCTGTTCCGTCATGGCCCGCCCCCTAGATGAGGAAGGCCCCGTCCGCGACCTCCTGCGGCAAAGCGTCCTCCCCGTAGCTGAGCTGCACCCTGGGCGCGGCCAGGCCGTTGGCTCTCCCCCGGTACAGCCTGATGAGCCCCAGCAGCTCCTCCTCGTCCAGCCTAGCGGACACCTTTTCCAGCAGGGCGTGGCCTGCCTGGGGCTCGGCGATGCCGGCCAGCCGCACCATCTCGGCCCGCAGGGCCTTGAGGTACTTCCGGCCCAGCCGCGCCTCGTCCTCCAGCCTCCGCCCGGCGCTTTTGATGACCCCGGCCTTTCGCTGGGCGGGGACGGCCACAAAGGACCACTCGTACACGTCGGAGGCCCCGGTGAGCACCCCGCAGCACAGCTGACCGCCGTACTCCTCCCCCTTCTCATGGGGGCATGCGTCCAGCTCCTGGCCGCAGATGGAGCACACCACCCGCTCCACGGCGCAGCCCACGCTGACCTCCCGCTTGATGCCGCCGTCGATCTCAGCGATAAGGGCGGCGTTCTCCTGGGTGCGCATCATGTAGGCCCATCCCTTCAGATAGCGGCAGGGCCGTCCGTCGGCGGTGAGGGACCCGTCCCCTCCCACCACCTGGGTGCGGTAAATGCGTGCGGTCTGGCCCCGGGCGGACCACTGGTGGTCAAAGACGCCGGACACCCCCACGAACATGGGGGCCAGCTGGTCCAGGGTGCCGTCGTCGAACCGCTCAAAATCCCGGTCGATGTCGTTGTCGCACAGCCGCAGGGCGAACGTGTACACCTCCCCGGCCTCCAGCTCCCGCCGGGCCAGGGCGTTGATAAGGGCCAGCTCCTCCGGCTCCGGGGAGCCGATGGCCTTGACCGCCGCTTCCTTAGAAATTTCCATGTTTGTTTTCCTCCTCCACAGCCCTGGCCTGGGCCCGGTACAGCGCGGCCCTGGCCTCGGACTCCTCGTCCTGCAGATTCACGTCCAGCCAGTCCACATCCACCCGGTCGTCGAAGCCCCTCAGCCGCAGCCAAAGCTCGCAGATGCGCTCCACCACGGGCTCCAGGCTCCGCCGTATGGCGGCGATCTCGCTGGTGAGGATATCGGCCTGCTGGGAGCTCATCCGCTCGGTGGACGACCAGCTCAGCCCCAGCAGGAAGGGGGGGATGCCCGTCTTGGCCACCAGCTGCTCCAGGATCTGCCGCACGGGGACCTCACTGTCCAAAATCTGGTTGTCCGCCCCGATGGTCCGAATCCCCACATCGCCGGCGCACACGAAGTCGCGCACGGCCCCGTCCCTTCCCGCCTGCATGGCGGCGCTCCACTCCCGGGCCACCTGGGCGCAGCGCTCCTGGGCGGCGGCCGCGTCCCCGCCCCCGCACGTCACGGCGAAGCGCACATTGCCCGTGCGCTCCCAGTTCTTGCCCACGGCCTGGAAGATTTTCACCAATATCTCCGCCAGAAACGGCATGGAGCGCAGCATGGACACGCCGTAGGGCGACCCGGTCTCGGGCTGGTAGGGGGTGAAGAGCAGCAGCTCCTGGCGCGGCAGCTCCCGCACCCTTCCGCCGCTGTCCCTGGCGCACAGCGCGAAGTCCAGCGGGCTGTCCCCCTCCCGGATCTCAATGCGGCCCACATCGCCGCACAGCACCGCGGCGATGTCCCGGCCGTCCGCGGTGGGGACGATCTCGCCCACCGCCCTGCCGCACACGAACATGGAATCCAGGTACTGGTCCAGAAACGCCTGGAGGCCCCGCTGGCCCCGTCCCACGTTCACCGTGCGGATAAAGCGCTCCAGCCCCTCCCGGGCCCTCTCGTCCCGGCATTCCACCCGCAGCCCGCCGCACAGCCGCACC